CACTGACTCGTGACCCACGCGTCGTACGGCACACCCTCGGGTGTCCAGCCTACGGCGTACGCGTGTACGTGATTGCCGGCATATGAGCACAGGACTCACAGTTGTTGCACACAGGTCTTAACCGAAACTAAGACCCGCGACTTCTGCGTCCATGTACTCTCATTGCTCTGCGAACATCGACGATTTCCACGAAATCGTAGATGTTTGCAGTCGTTAGAGGCGGCAAGTAGACATTATAAATGTCTTCTTGCGTCCTCGGTGGTTTCATATCAATCCGTTCGTCCCATCTGGGATAGGCGAGCGGATCGATATCAGTCTTCCATAAGAAAGTATCTAGGCTACCCTCGTCAACGAGGATTAGCCCATCTACTTTCAAATCTTTTTTAATTACATCCAGAACTGGTTTCTCCATGGCATCCATGAGAAGCCAGTTGTGGACGGATATTCTACATATCATCTTGTCAAGAAACTTATTAGACGCAAGCCTAGTAAGTTTCCTGTCATCGGTGACAATAATTATGACCTCCTCTGATGCTACAGAAATTTTCTGTAGTATAAAAGGATCGTCTTCTAATAATTGTAGTGGTGGAAGCTCGTAAAACTCGTCATTGAGTATTGCTTGCCTCCATTCCACAAACCATAAATATAGCTCTTCCTCCGCACGCCGCTTGGGTGTGTCCGGAGGAATACGCTTACCAAATCTTTTGATATAGTCGAATTCCGGAATGTCAACATTCCGGGGATCTGATCCCCTGAATTCGTCTATATCTTCAGTAAAATAATAATCTACATCAAGCAGTGGGCGAATCGCCCAGCGCTTTTTGTAGAATTCATCTTTGAAGCGTTCACACACTTCCCGAGTTTCGGGAAGTGTGTAATTCTTCATTTCTGTACATCGAGAGAAAACCATTTCCATGAGGTCCGTGCCAAGGACCTCTTGTGAAAGGGTTTCAATCCTCTTCATGTATAAGTACAACGCCTCTACTTCTGATGAAGTAGTAAGGTGTTTACTTTGTACTAATCTATCTAATACTCCCGGAGGGATCTTGTGAGCAAGATCCCTCGGGACTATTATGAAATTCTTGATTGGGTCGTCCTCAGGTATTTGAAATACCTCAGTCACGGCCTCGCTATCAAAATGTCTCTCCATTGATTTAACAGAACGCATGTTCGTTAAATTTTTGGGGAGATCTCCAAGTATTTCTCGAAGGGCAGTAACGGTAACGTTACTGACCTTCGGGATCTGACTATATATGGAATTTGCCCAGCTCTCTGTATTCCAGAAAGCTGGCATTTTCCCAACACTGAAGATTTGTCTCGGTAGATATACGGGCCTACGCTCGTATCTCAAACCGAGACATATATCTTGCATAACAGAAGCTACTTGGAACAGGTGTCCTTCGACACCTTGTTCCGCGTACTCTGTATCTTTTCCTAGAAGGGTGTACTTTCCGTCTTTGACGGAAGAGTAGTCCCTTCGATCTTTTCTCGTATCTATGACCAACCTCATTTTAGGATGGTCAAGATACGGGAGTAATCTATTATCCTTGAGTTTTGACGCTGTTCTTACAGTGTTAAAACGATCAAGGGGTATATGAAACACTTCTTCGCAATAAGTTCCCCAGGAACTCGTTACGAAGAAGTCATCTTCAGATAGGTCGTATCCCAACATAGCAGCTGCTTTGTTGAAATACGATACCCATCGCATTATCTTTTGTGTATCGTCGGATCCGAGGATGATAGCAGTATCATCCCCGTTTCCGTCGTGTACAACCTTTACTGCAGGTTCCAACTTTGAGGCGTATGCCTCACAGATGGGATGTGCAAGAGATAAATTGGTCTTAGTCAATGGATCCCCCATGGGGATTCCGTTGACTTGGACCGAATTAAATTTTCCATTTATGTATATGTCCTTTGGACCAGGCCATATACATTTAATGGCATTATATATATCACGCGGAAGCCTCATCTTTTCGAGGAGCCTTCCGGTGGTATAGTGTGCTGATTTGAAGGTTGGTATATCGGTGGCTTTACGCCAATCGATAGACACAACCCTCTTATTCTTTTCGAATAGGACGTGACCGTCAATCGGATCGAGATGATCGATCCGACTGATGAAGTTCCATCCTAATCTTCCTTGTGATAACCCATTCTTTAAAGAGCGCATGCTCTTTATAGCCTGGATCGTCATATGTGAAAAGGGTTGCAGGAGTGCATCTTTGTAAAAAGATCCACTCTGGACAACCCTAATCTTTGAATTTTCACGAATTGCCGCGACATTTGTTTTCCAAATGTCGGGGGAACTCGTTTGAATTTTTTGTATCGCTTTCCCGAATGCCCAGTTTCCAAGCTGGCCACCCGGGTTATTGATACTAAATTTTGGAATGTGGGGAAGATCGTCTACTTGCTTCAAGTAGCCGAACTTCCCCTCTTTTTGTTTGGAATTCTCAGTACAGGCACTCGTTGATATCGAGATCCTGAACTGAGGATTCCCAGCTGCATTTGTTACGACCTGGTCCAGGATAAACTCGATTGCATCGAGTAAATCCTGGTCCGGGTCAAAAACTTTTTTGGTGGTGACTTCAGCGATAAATTCATCTATCGCCTTAGTCGCCATCTTATTATTTCCAAGACCAGCTGCTCTGGACTGTGTAAATACACAAGCCCGGAACATGTTGGCCTTTGAATTGTTAGAGACGCGTGAGTTGAACTCGTTTACAACGAGTTGAGCCCACGCCATCGTCCTTTGTTCTGGTTTCGTAAGTGTTGCTTTCACACCTGTGAAAGCACACTTACGTAACCGTTTCCTGAATGATTTCAAAAGGACCAGAAGACCTGCGTAGTCTTGTAGTCCATTTGAAATCAACGAGTTGGTAATCCGATCAGCCACGGTGTATGCACCCCGTGACTGGTCAGATAAGAATATTTCGGGGTATGACATCATGAGACATGATATCACACCATCCGTCGTATGTAAAATCTCCTTCAACACTAGTGCACCCTTGCGGTCCACTAGTAGTCGATGGAGAAGATTTTTATTGTGCCGCTTCAAGCGCTTGTACCAATGGGTACGAGTGCTTAAAATGGCGATTTGTTGTGGGCGAGTACAGAATGGAAAGGTATTACCTCCCCATCTGTGTTCCCACAAATTATCGTAAACGTAGTCCCAAGCCTCCTCGAGGCCTGAGTCCGCGTTTCCTTTTAATCCCTCGGACAGACAGGAGACCAGGTTTTTAAATCTGGTCTCCCATCTGCCCTTAGGTACTGATGCCGCTTCCTCACGTAGATTTACGCTGAGAGGGATGCATCGATGGTAAAAAACCATGAAAATCTTCGGATTGAA